CCTTTGTTTTTCCTACTTATAAAATGGGATTGGCTCAAATATTGCCAAACACCATTAATACGTGGAAATTACTCGGATATGTCGAAGATGTTCATTTTGTAATCGGTAAAAAACCGCTTAAAAAATGGGGTTGGGATGAACCTTATATCAAGCCCCGCGATTATCAACATACAATTTCATGGTTTAATGGCTCTATTCAGGTGCTTATATCACAAGATCGTCTGGGAACATCAAATTCATACTCTTTAGATTGGATTGTGGGCGATGAAGCTCGCTTTTTGAACTATCAACGCCTATTATCAGAAACATTACCGGCAATATCCGGATCTTATTACACTATAAAGCAATTTTCTGATAATCCACGCTTTAAAAGTCAGCTATTTTGCACCGATATGCCAGTGCGTAAACCTGAACAATGGATACTCGATAAAAGCAAAGATGTGGACCAGGGTTTAATTGAGCTTATTCTATACACTTATAAGAAGTATATTGCAGCTCGAAATCCTAAAACAAAGGCCCATTTACTTAAGGAGCTTAATTTCTTACGAAAAGATGCGGTGTTTTACTCAGAAGCATCGGCATTGGACAATATAAGGGTGCTTGGAGAGAAGTATATTCGAGATCAAAAGCGCACCCTCCCTCCTTTCGAGTTTCGTACATCGATACTGAACATTAAGCCTGGCAAGGTAGAACACGGCTATTATGATCTATTCTCTGATAAACACCATATACTACCTATATCATTCAATAATGAGTTCCTGGATAAGTTTGAATACAACTTCGAAGAGATAAACAACAACCTCGATTGCCGGCAGGATACCGATATAGATGAGAGTGTACCCCTTATTATAGCCGAGGACCATAATGCCGACATTAACTCATTAGTAACCGGTCAGGCACACTATGAAGATAAAGAGCTGTGGTTCCTTAAATCAATGTATGTTAAGGCTCCCCTTAAGTTTATTGATATGTTGCGTAAGTGGGCACAGTACTACGAGCCACATAAGAATAAGAATAACCAGGTTATCTATTACTATGATGCCACATCTATTCGTCGCAGTGAGCTATCCAATAACACGAATAAGGATTTGGTCATGCAGGTACTATCTAAAGCCGGGTGGACTGTTAAAGATATATACCTGGGTAAACAGGAGTATCACGATATTCGATTCAATAAGTGGTCCTTATCCTTTAAAGGAGAGGCAGGATTATACCCACGCTATAATAAATACAATTGTTACGACCTTATTACTGCAATGGAACAAACAGGAGTTTCATATACTGGTAAGCGTGGATGGGGTAAGGACAAGAGTGGTGAGCATAAACATTTCGAAACTGAACAAGAGCAGCCACACCTTACCGATGCTATGGATACACTCAAGCGAGGAGCCGAGGAGACTCCCGTTCATGCCGGTGTATCAGGTGGTGCAGCAACCTACTATCCAAGCTAATACTTAATCATTCTTTGTCTTTGTTCATCATCGTGTAACCCACGACTGGTACAGCATATAACGTAAAACTGTTTTCTCGCAGCTGCGTTTTTTGTCAGTGCGGGCGCGGAGTTCTTTCTTTGACTTTTCACACAAAGTTTTGAAATTAAGGTGGCAATTGCTTGATTTATTGAAAGTTATTAAAATTAATTTCACAGAACAGGTTTCCTGCAAATTCTCACTTAGATTTTGTCCTTTAAACACCTGTATTTATAGGGTTAATTAGCATAAAAAAGAATATGGGATTAATTAGCCGAAAACAAATGCTTAAGCAGATGGAAGATCCGCAGCCGTTCTCATTAAAATACAGAACGAAAAGCGGTGAGCTGATCCATGCCGACGATGTTGTTTCTACAAGCATTAACCATAAAAATAAAACGGTAAACCTTCGGCATAAAGTTTCGGGAGAAGTGCGAACGGTGCGACATATTCTTATTGTTGAATTTAAAAGCATGGAAGTGTACATATAATGGAAACAAACGAAATTATATTTTCAGGTGCAGGCGATATTGCTTATTTGAAAAACACCGCAGCATTGGTAATTACCGAAACCGATAGCGATAAAATTCTAAAATCTTCGGATAAAGATCCGGAAGAGGTTGAAATTAATAAAACGAAATACCGTGGTGTTGCTTATTGGGGCGAAGATAACGATCTTCCAATGCAAGTACTTGATAAAATTTATAAAGTACCCGATGTTTCTGCCCCTTTAGGGTTTAATATTGATTTAACCTATGGTGATGGAATTGTTTATGGCAAATACCAAGTTGATGATAAAACAGGAAAGCGAACTTTTATTCCTGATTATAAAAATGATGAAATAAACGAGTTTTTTAAACACAACGATATTTCGGGTTTTTTCTTGGAGCAGGTAAACGATATGAGAACTTTCTTTAATTGTTTTCCTGAAGTAATTCTGAACGGTAAGCGTGATAAGATTGTGGAGATTAACCATAAAGAAGCTGCATATAGCCGTTGGGAAGTTATGAATCCCAAAACGGGAAAGATTGAAAACCATTTTTACTGGTCGCATTGGGGACAAAACGACTCGTCTATTGAGGGCGACGAAGATAAAGATATTCTCCCACCCGAAGTTACTAAGGTGCTCGATGGTAAACGACCATATGCCGATTTAATGCGCCGATTGGGTAAGCTTGAATGGCTCGACGATGGTAAGAAAAAAGAAACCGACAAAAATGTTTTCCGATACATTGTTCCGGTACAGTTTCCAACTCCGGGAAAAAGTTACTACCAAAAACCTTATTGGTATTCGATCTTTGAACATTGGTACGATTTTGTTCGCTCCATTCCGGAAATGAAAAAATCTTTGGTAAAAACCATGATGACCATTAAGTATGTGGTTAAGCTTCATGCAGATTATTTCCCATCAATATTTGCAACTGAGAAAATTACCGATGAAAAGAAACAAGCAGAACGAAAACTAAAGGAATATGAGAATATCAATAAATTTTTGTCGGGACCTGAGAATGCAGGTAAAGCAATTATAACAACATATAAAACCACACCCGACGGTAAAGAAATTGTATGGATGCAGGTGGAAGCCATCGATAATAAGTTCACCGGTGGCGAATATATTAAAGACATTGAGCAGGGTTCGAATATGATTTCATTTGCAATGGGTGTGCATCCTTCTTTAATTGGATCGGCTCCCGGTTCAAACAAAAGTATTAATGGAACCGAAGCTCGCGAGCTTTTCATAATTAAGCAAGCTTTAATGAAACCTTATCGTGATCGCTTGCTCCGACCTCTTTATTTAATTCGTGATTTTAACGGATGGGATCCTGATATTCATTTTGAGATAATGAATTTATCCTTAACCACACTTGACCAGGGAACGGGTGCAACTAAATCTGTTGGACAAGAAAATATGTAAGCTATGTTACTAAAAACCCTTACTGAAATACAACAACACATTAGGATTTCTAACGAAGTAACGTTCGAGCAATCCTTTGCTCCTTTTATTGAAGAAACTGAACAAAAGTATATTATTAAATACTTAGGTCAGGCGCAATATGATGAGCTGCAGGTTTATTATGATGCTGAGCTTAACAATGTTGAAACCTTAAACAAATTACTTGAGCATACACAACGAGCCTTAAGTAAATTTGTTATGGCCGCAGCTGCTCGCTTTATGGATTTGGAAGTTTCGGAAGGTGGCTTTACTGTTAACAGTACACAAACCGCTGCTCCTGCTTCGGTTACCCGCGTGGCCAATTTAATTAAAGCAACCGTTTCGCAAGGATGGGATTCTATAGAAATCATTTTAAAATATATGGAAGATAACGTGGATTCGTTTCCGTTATGGTCGGGAAGTGATGCATATACCTTACAAAAATCAACTTTAATTCAAAGTGCTTCCGATTTTCACAATCATTACCCTATTAATGAAAGTCGTTTATGGTTCTATAGTGCCAAAGGAATAATGCGAAATGTTGATGATTCGGAAATTAAATCGAAGATTAGCGAGGATCTTTACGCCACTCTTTTATCTGAGATTAATTCGGGATCTGTTTCAGTGGCCAACAAAGCAATTCTTTCAAATTTAAAATATGCCATTGCCTACATTACCAAGGCAAGAGATTTGGTTGCTAATAAATATACCAACGACGAACTCGATTATAAACCTACAGTGGATCTGCAAGTGGTACTCGAAGCCGATCGCGAAAAGATTGAGCGTATGGGCGTGTTTTATCTCAATAAAGCGTTGAATACAATTCTTAATAATGTGGATGATTATCCGGATTATAAGAATAGCGATTTGTACGATGAAAATTCGGAGTCGTTCGAGAACTCTGCCGATTATAACTTCTTTAAAGCGGGAGGTTAATCGTGGATACGATCACCTTAAATAATGATATTTATAAAACTGCCTCGCGATGGAATGAGTTAACTGAAATGCAACTTTTACGAGTTGCTGAGTTGATGCAGGATGTTACCAACCTGAACGAGTTTTTAATAAAACTATGGTTGGAAGTGCTCGATTTTAAAGTTCTTAAAAAGGAAGAAGAATACATCGATAATGAGCTTTATTTTTACTTGTGGAAGAAAACCACAAAAACTACTATTCCGTGTTTTAAACCCGAAGTTGCTTATTATTATGCAACAACTATTAAAGATAAATCTTATTTAATATCTATTACAGATTTACAGTTTGCCGCTTCGCACTTGCGTTGGATGTTTACTGAAAAATACGACGGGCAGGATAAAATCGAAAACACCTTTGTATTGCAATCTCGCCTCACCAAAAATCTTATTCCTGAGTTTACTTTTGATAATCAGACTTATTGCGGACCTGCAGATGCATTAACCAATTTTGTTTTTGCCGAATACATCTTTGCCGAAACATATTTTACACGCTACAACGAAACAAAAGATCCTTGGTGGTTGAGTATGTTCTTTGCTGTATTGTATCGTCCGTCAAAAACAGAACTTGAAATTAACTCAAACGATTTTGATGGTGATAAACGCATTCATTTTAATGCGGCACAGATCGAACGAATTGCTATTCAGTTTTCTAATCTTCCAATAAAATATAAGAATGCCGCTTTACTATTTTATGAGGGATCCCGAAACTATATAGCTCAGAAATTTCCTTTAACATTTAAGCCAGGCGAAGGAATAGGAACAGATGTTTTTAAAGCAATGAACAAACTTACTATTATTATACAAAACGAAACGGGCCACGATGTTGATAAAATCAGAGCAACCTTATTATATGATATTTTAGGAATGCTTGAAAGTATGGAAGAGCGAGCGGCTGCACGAAAAAAGGATAAATAAGATGGCTGAATACGATCACATAAATTACATGAAAGATGTAGCGACCAGGTTAAAAGAGATCGCTCATATTGATGACACAAATAAAAAGTTTCATCGCGTAAGCAGCTTGTTTGGTTTAGATGAGTTTATAAGAACTTCTCGGCCACCTGGCATTCACTTATTGATAAAAGATGTGTTCAGCTTTAGAAAAGGTTACAACGAAGGGCGCACAACCGAACGACAGTTTTATACTTATTTCTTACTTAAGTATAAAGGGAAAGATTACGATGAGAACGAAACCATTAAACGAGAGTTGCGCGATACGGAACGCAAGATCTTCTCGAAGTTTAAAAAGGATTACAACAATGATATTCACGAAGATATTCTTTTCGGTTTAGAGAAACTTGATTTAGGTAGTTTCCAAGCCGAAGAAATGACTTTAATACACACAGGCTATTTAGGTTTGATGGTAACATTCAGCAACGAGCCTATTTTAAATATACGATACAATGCTAACGATTGGATAAATGGCTAAGAATGTTGATTTACAACTTACTGCCGAAGCGTGGGCAGATATATTGATTACTGCTTTTGAAAAAAAGGTTTATGATTTAAAGATAAACGACACATTCGCTTTATCGGAAAGTTTTGCAGCGCATGTGTTTATGGAAACAGGAGGCAATATTAATAGAATAGAATTTATATATAACTATTACGGTAAGTACATTGAAATGGCAGTTGGTAAAGGAGTGACTATGGACGATGTTGGAATTACATCCAACACTCGAAAAAAACGATTATGGTACACTCCTGTTTTTTACCGACATGTAAAACGCCTGGGAGAGATCCTTACCGAGAAGTATGGACAAAAAGCACAAGTGGCAATTATTGAAAATATCGAAACACTAGACTAATGGCTATTAACGAAAAGGCAACCACCACGGTTGATGTAAACGGCAAGAATGCCGATGAAATGATTCAGAAGCTTGCAAAGAGTGCGAAGAAATATCGCGATGCCATAAAAGAAGCTCAGAAAGCAGGAGATCTGAATGCCTGGAAGAAAAACGACGAAGCACTTAAGAAGGTAAATCAGGATATAAACAACCTAAAGAAATCTTCGTTCGATACAGCCAAAGTGTTAAAGAACCTGAACGGTACAAACTTTAATGATTTATCCAGAGCAAAGAAAGTTCTTATTAAAGATATAAAGAAGTTAAATCAGGGAACAGCTGAGTACATTCAAAAATCCAATGATCTGCAAAAAGTAACCGGTCAATTGAAAAAGGTGAAAGGTGAAATGTTTGGAACTACCAAGCAAACAAGCCTTTGGGGTAAAGCAATGAGCGGAATAAAAAGTTTAATGCCTGCTCTTGGATTAGGGACTATATTATTGGGAGCTAAACGAGTTGTTGATTTTACAACTAAACTTCGAGGTTTAAGAAAAGAAGTTAAATCACTTACTGACATGACAGGAGCTTCGCTTAATACCACCACAGCGAGAGCCATGTCTATTGCAGAAGTTTACGACAAAGATTTTAATAAAGTTTTAGAAGCTACCAATAACCTTTCTAAACAAATGAATATTTCCTTTTCCGAATCGTTCGATTTGATTGAAAAAGGATTTCAAGCCGGTGCCGATGTTAATGGAGAATTTCTTGATAATCTTCGCGAGTATCCCGCATATTTCCGTGAGGCAGGGTATAATGCCGAACAGTTTATTGTTGCAATATCAAAACAAACTAAAGATGGTATTTTCTCAGATAAAGGAGTTGATGCCATTAAAGAAGCAAACATTCGTTTAAGAGAACTTACTCCTGCAACGAAGGAAGCTCTTGAAAACATTGGAATAAGCAGCAAGGAAATGTCTGAGAAACTTCAGAGTGGTGAGATGAAAATGTCTGAAGCCATTAGTATGGTTTCTAAAAAATTAGCGGAAATGCCACCTCAAAGTCAGGAAGTAGGACAAGCTCTTGCCGACATTTTTGGAGGTCCCGGAGAAGATGCCGGAATACAATTTATTTCAACTCTTTCGGAAGTAAACGAGGGTCTTGAAAGTATGGTCGATAATACTGATGATTTAACGATCTCCCAACAAAATAATTTAGTGGCCAGTAAGGAACTAAACGAAGCTTATCTTAAAATGTTGGGACAAGGATCTGCAGTAAGTAAATTATGGTCGAGTATAAAAAAACAAACTGGTACCGAGTTAAATGATTTAGCCACAGTTATAAATAATAAAGAATTATCATTATTTCAAAAGATGGCTCTACTTGGTAATAAAACTAAGAGAGAAGGTATTGCAACAGGAATACAAGCAAAAGAAATATTAAATGCAGAAGAAGAAGCATACAAACAATTTAATACGGAATTAATCAAGACTGCTCAAAATATAGGTATTGAGATTGATTTAAATAAACTTTCAAACGAACAGATTCAGGAATTGATTGATAAGCGGCAAGTTTATTTAAATACGATTAAGGACGAAGAAGCTCAGTATAAAAAGCTTCAAGAGACACTTGAGAAAGTTAAAAAAATTGATGCTGCAGTTCTTGATAAAAAAGTAAAGATTACTGAATCTGAACTTAGAAAATTAACAGCAAACTTAGGCGAACTAAACCTTGATTGGTTAGAAGTCCAGGGCGACGAAGAAATCGCTCTTATGGAAGAAATTGAGCAGCGTAAACAGAATATTCGCCGACAGTATGGTTTAGTAACTCTTGAAGAAGAAAAGCGCAAGGAACTTGAGTTTGTTGGACAGGCTTATGTCGATGGTCTATTATCTTACGAAGAGTATGAAGCTGCAAAAAAAGATATAAAAGATCGGTACAAAATTGCACAATTAGAACAAGATATTGCCGATGCCGAAACAGACGAAGAAGAGAAGAATTTAAAACTTGTTGCATTAGAAGAAGAGTATGCCAACGGTCTTATTCGTGAAGAAGAATACCAAAGGCAGAAGAAAGCGATTGTTGATAAGTATAATCAAGCGCAGGTTGACTCTACTCAACAAATGTGGAGTAAGATTGCAACCGAAACAGCAAAATGGGGCGGTGCAATAATGAATCTTACAGGTGCTATAAGCAACCGATACGAACAATCTAAACAACGTGAATTAAAAGCTGCCGGAGATAATGCAAAAGAAAAGGATCGTATTGAAAAGAAATATGCCAAGAAACAAAAGAATATTGCATTAACCCAAGCTATCATTAATACAGCCATGGGTGTTACTCAAGCATTAGGAGGCTCGCCCCCTCCATTATCATTTATTATGGCTGCACTGGTTGGTGCTGCAGGAGCCGTTGAAATAGGAACAATTAACTCTGCTCAGTATGCTAAAGGTAAATATAATGTGCGTGGTGCCGATGATGGTAAAGTATATAACAGCACAGTAAGTAAAGGTACAACAGGCGTTTACAGCGAACCAACTTTTACACCAGGCTTCGGATTGTTTGGTGAAACTGCCGATCCGGAAATGGTTATCGATGGTAAAACTTTTCGAAATATTCAGATGAATACTCCGAGCCTAATAGATAGCATAATGGCTCACAGAGTACCACAGTTTGCCGAAGGTGATTATTCCAATGCAGGAAGTTCACAAGGTTTAGATATGGGCCAAATAGAAGCTCTAATTCAGAAAAGCACCGAAGTAAATGCCATGCTTAGTGCTCAACTTGCCGAAGGAATAAAAGCCGAAGCATTTTATAACAACGAACAGGTTCATAAAATAAGAACCGAAACCCGAAAACTCGATTCAATTGAAAATGGAGCTTCGAGAAATTAAATATTATTGGAGGACTATATTATGATAGATATTACCAAAAAATTATTTCCAATACTATGGGATCGCTATTGGTGCGACGAACTGCAGATTTATCGCCCTGAGAATTGCGTATTCAATCCGGTGAACAAGGAATGGTCTATTACAGCACTCAGGATAAACACCGAGGGATTAAAACCTTTTAACTCCGGATGTTTATCAAGTATCAACAAAGCCAGAACCGAAGGAATTATTTTTAATGGTGCAAAAGGTGAGATCTCATTACGTTGCCGATTCGATAACTTCCGTAGTGCTTTTCCTGCCGCCTGGTTGCTTCCAGTAAACGCACCAAAAGGTTCAATTTATGAGATAGATATTTTTGAATGGATATCCCAGGAATCAAACACCCTGCAAACGACTCACCATTGGGGTGAAGATTACGGAAGTAAAAAGCATAAGAAAAGAAATAAAAAAATAAAAGGTGATTGGACCGGTTATCACACTTACGGCTTAAAATGGAATAAAGTATTTATGTGGTGGAAAGTCGACGGCCGTACACGAAAAATAATCTTTAACCGCTACCGAAAGCAAAAGTATTACTTATTAATAAACCTTGCCATTGGCGGTTGGGCAGAAGATCCACTCCCACATCAAACACGATTAACCATGAATGTAAAACAAGTCGAAGCAACAGGCATTCTTAATTCGTAATTCTTAATTTTTAATTAAAGCGGGTTTTCCCGCTTATTTTTGTCCTTTAAACACCTATATATATTGGCTTATTTAGCAGTATTAATAATTAAAAGTAGAATGTTATGGCACTAACCCAAGATAGAAACTTACATCCACATAAGTGGAAGAGTTCACAACCAACCGAAAAAGACGGAACCGGTAGAATAACAAAACGCAGCTTTTATCCTGAAGAGGATTTCGATGGCGATCCTGTATTCGAATGGAACTACACCTATATTCCTGATTATTCCGACGAAGAGCCAGGTATAAGCGTAAAGGATCTAAAACCAAATTCGTAATCCTTGCAACTAAAAGCTAAATTATGAAACTTCTAACCGACCAACGCCCTGCTATGTCGCCAATTAAAAACCCTGTGAGGAATGGGGTGATTGGGGCGGCACAAGCTGGGTTCACAGAAGAATATCAAGCTGTTTATGATGCCTTTATTACAAAACCTAGCGCACAAGTCGCTTCTGATCAAAATGCTGTATTAGTAAAACCCATTGTTGATTATGGAACATGGGCAAAATTAGATTTCTTTCATTTAGAAGGTGGGCACATAAATGATAATGGAGAATCGTTTTTAAATTGGATTACTCCCAGCACTAATGATTTATATATACATTCAGGCTCTCCAAATTTCTTAGCAAGTAATGGATTTAAAGGAGATGGAATAGCTGATTTACTGAAAAATAATTATATATTAGATGGTAACGGAAAATACAAACAAGATGATGCTTGCCTTGGTATTTACATAATGGATAACATCGAGGCTTCTGGGAATGCCGATTTCGGATATAGCGGAGCGCACGACTCTTATTTGCGATCTAGATATCCAACTAACAATTCAGCGGCTAGATTAAATGACAATACAAATGCAAATGCCGCAATTACAGATTCAAGTGGAATGGTAATAATTTCAAGACCGGCTATAAATAAAAAAGATTATTATAAAAATGGAGTATTAATATTTGATGGCATAACTCCTAGCACAGGACTGCCAAATGCAGAAATGAGTTTTTTAGGCACAAATTCTGAAAAATCAACAAGAAGACAAGGCTGTGTATTTGGTGGTGCTGGATTAAATGAAACCGATGCAAAAGTAATCTCTGATGCTGTTAATAATTACTTTAAAACATTAGGTACAAATAAATATGAAGCTCAACATGATATAATTTTACTGGCAGATAAAGAAAGTCAATATGATACAACAGGTTCAGATGATGTTGATTATAGTGTTTTAAATAAGCATCCTGAGCATGTAGTTACATTAGGAGATTATGCTTCTGCAACTAGATCTATCAATGATGAACTATATTTATACAAAGGTTATTCTGGCGTTAATAAAATATTCGGAGCATGGGGAAATCATGATGGAGCAAATGATCCAACAGGTCAGCAATTTTATAATTTTTATAATCAAATAAAATCATATTATTCTAAAGTCATTGGGAATGTTGAATTTTTCTTTGTTGATACTCTTCTGAAATTAGATGAAACGGGATGGGATATAATGGGAGATGTTCAAAGCAGAACAATAGCACAAGTAAAAGCGTCAACACAAGGACAATGGCTTATAAATGCAATGGCTAATTCAAGTGCCGCATGGAAAGTTTTAGTCTATCACATTCCAACTTGGGGATCAAATTTTAATTTAAACACAAGCCCACAAATGGCTTGGGATTGGTATGATTATGGAGTTGATCTAATTTTAAACAGTCACTTTCATTTTTACGAAAGACTACTTGTCAATACTGGCACTGGCGATGTACCTATTATAAACTGTGGTACTTCTGGAGCTTCACAGTTGACAATTGGAACGCCAGCAACTGGATCAATTATTAGAATTAATGACAGCTTAGATGTTGATTTTGCAAGTGGAATGTTCATAACTATGGACGAATCACCAACGGAATTGGCATTGAATTTACATGCGGTTGATAATAATAGAAATGTAATAGCAGATAAGGATACGTTAGTTTTAAATAAATAAAACTATGAAAGACTTAGAATTAATTAAACGAGTACCAGACGAAGATTTTCATTATATTTTACCTTGTAATTGTGAAGATTGTGAGGGGTTTGCAATGGTATCTAATAATAAAATGAGTATAAAAGCTCATAATAAATTATATAATTAAACCAAACACCACTATGAGCGAACAAGTATACATCACACTCTTATCGATATCCGGAACAATTCTTTTGTTAGCATTGGGATTGATAGGCTATTTTTTTAAACGAATTGTTAAGTCACTTGATAATTTCGATACTACATTACAAGGCTTTAGTGTTGATTATAGCGCAACCAAAGAAAGAGTTGCAAACATGCAGCTCGGTTGTAAAGAACGCCACGATACTATTAATAGCAGATTAACAGAACATGGCAAGCGACTCGATACAGCCGAAAAAGATATTGGCAAATTACAAGCAATAGTTAATCCTTAAAATAAATTATCATGTTCAACTGGGGAAAACGATCAGTAAAAAACATTAACACCGTGAATAATCTTTTGCAAATTCTTTCGCAAAGGTTAATACTTGTAACACCATATGATATTGGTGTACTCAATAGCGGAGGTAAACGAACTGCCGAAGAACAAAACGCAATATACCAGGCAGGGAATTCTAAATGTGATGGATATAAAAAGTTATCCTATCATCAATCAGGATTAGCAATTGATTTTGTGCCTTACATCGATGGTAAGTTTACATGGGCTAACGGAAAAGCATTCTTAACGATTGCCAAACTTACACTCGAAATTTGGGAAGATATGGTTCTCGAAGGTATAACCGAAGATTACCATTTACATTGGGGTGGTTTCTGGAATGCCAAAGATTTGGATAACGATGGTTTGTTGGAAATTTCCGACAAGCTTGGTTGGGATGGAGCACATTTCGAACTACGGAAATCACCACAAAGAAATGCAATGCAAATTTTAGTATAATCAAATCCCTCTGTCATTCCCTTGTAAAAGGGAATCTCTTGCTTAATAATAAATATAAGATCCCCAATCAAGTTGGGGATGACAAATAAAAATTAACAACACCAAACACCATGGGACAGTATAAAGATGAAAACGGAACAACAAGAGTTGGCGATTTACTTCGCAACCTTGGCGATGTAGGAAAACCAATTTTAAAAGCAGCTGCCGGATTAACTGGTCAAGCCTGGTTAAGTAATGTTGCCGACGGTATTACTACATCTAAAGAAATTAAGGAAGAGCAAAAAAAGCTCGCCTTTGAGTTATTAGAACTTGATACTGCCGATCGTGCAAATGCACGTGGAATGCAAGTCGAAGCACTAAAACAAGATGATGTATTTAGTAAAAGATTTGTTTATTACCTCGCGATGTTTTGGTCATTAATAGCTGCAGGATATTTATTTGCAGTTACATTTATAGAATATCCAGAAGCCAACACTCGAATTGTTGATACAATCACTGGCTTTCTATTAGGTACAATAATCGCAGGAATAATAACTTATTTCTTTGGATCTTCTGAAGGTAGCAAATCAAAAGATAAATTAATGGCCTTAATAAATAAAGCTCGTAATTCTTAATTATTCATTCTTAATTCGTAATTAAATGGCCCTTTCCTTACCACAAACCCCGCCCCTTGTATCGTTAACAGGTAACGATATAAAATTCACTGTCGAAACCACCAGTAGCGCACAAGAGTTGTACGGTTTATTTATTCAGGTTCAGGAGTCAGACAGAGAAGATCCGGAAGCGTGGTCAGATATTGGTCCCGAAATGAGAGCTCCTGCAGATGTTAATAATCAGGGAACATTTAAGATACAGGAAATTTTAAAGAAATTATATACCGATCATATCGAAACGCCATCAACCGAGCTGGTTGCCGAAAGGGATTATGTTCGTAAATATCGGGTTAAATATTACGAGAAATACGGAGCATCACAAACAGCTTATACCATAACTTACAGCTCAGCCTTTTACGCCATCGAGGGAGGAATTGGTCATTTAACCGAGAAAAAATACGAGGCACTTGGTTCGAATTGGTATGAGCAAATAGTAGCGCGCAAAGGCTTTTTATCGAATATGCCATCTCATAAAATCACCAACGAAGTAATTGGCGATGCTTATCGAGAAAAATTATGGTTCTACAACTATGCAGGACTCAGAACATTAGTTTTAAAAGTAAGAATATACTATCCTGATAATCCCTCAAGTGTAACAACAGTATTTACACATCCAACGGCAAAAGATCATTATATATACGAGATAGAAGCATCATACCGAAAACTCGGAATAGACATTACAAATGCATTAGCCTATGAGGTTTGGATTGATAACAGCGGTACCCCTGCAACGGAATCGCGCTTTTATAAAGTTGATACAAATTACAACCGCCGATTAAAGTACTTCGCTTATTTTAATAATTACGGATTATCAGAATCATTAATCTGTACAGGAGAATACTCCGGATCTTCAAAATACACCAAAGGAGAATCGGTTTCACTGTTAACCAAAGAAACGACCGAAGAAAACATTCACGAAGATGTTGTGAGAGCAGCATCCACCGGATTAATAAAAAGAAATTGGTTTATACATCTTAGAGAATTTTACGGGGCAAGGAAAAAATATGAGTATTTGTTTAGTTCTCAGATCAACAGTTTTTTATTGGTCCCAATTATATTTGAGTCAAAAAAATTACCGGAGCCAGGATCCGAAGATGTATTATTTAACCATTCCTTTAAATATCGATTTGCATTTTCATCCGAGTATAACGATAATATTTTGTTTGTTTCTAAAGAAGTAACTTTCTTAAAGCTTAAAGAGATAATTGAACCTTTGCCCGGTGCTGATGATGTAAGTGTCAATTTTAACGATGCCGAAGCTGAGTTACATATTCATGGTAGATGCTATTCGGGTGGTGGTGTTATTTGGGTAAAACAAAGTACTGATGATCAGATTGTTCTTACATTAAATTTCGAAGATTGCGAATTGACATATAACGAAGCAGAAGACTATACAGCCGTAAGATTCGTCTTAGGACACTGGATCCTTTCTGCATACTACGGCTATTATATTGAGCTGTCGTTTAATATGTTCAAGAATAAAAATCAATATTTTATGGAGCCTATAACAACACTCTGGAACTTTGAAACAGTAGATTAATTATGTTAGAAATCAATATTAATAATCAATTAATCGATTTGGGAAAAGATTTTACAAGCGTGAATCTTTTTCTGAAATCGCCATTCCTAACAAACCAGGCGGCACACTCCTTCCCTTTGCAGATTCCAAACAATGAGCATAACCGTTCGGTTACAGGACTATATAATTATAAGCATAATTATAATGTTAAAACATTGTTTGATGCATGGGTACGATTCAATGCCTTTCGTATCGAAGGTTATGTAAATATTATTGATGTTAACGATGATGTTATCGAGCTACATTATACCGGTTGGGAAACTGTAATCTTCGATAAAATAAAAAAATTAAAACTTACAGATCTACCTTACATTATTTCATATGAATATGGAGATCTTGTTGCATCGATACAATCACCATTAAATTTTATATATTCGGCTATCCCTGTCGATGTATCCACAAAAGATAATATCGAACACGAAACAGTTCCCTGGAACAAATATATTGTAAACTATCCGAGAGATAATGGTCCGGGAGAAATGACTATCGATAATATTTTACCGGGTAATCCTGCCGAGAACTATTATACACACATTGCTGCAGAAGTAAGTCCCTTCTTTTTTTTAACCTATGTTATAGATAAGGTTTACGAATATTTAGGAATTAATATTGTTGAGAATGTACTTAAAACCGATGATGATTTTAAATATTTGATGGTTTTATATATGTGCCAGAAATGGAATGGCGGTGGTTCAGGATCCATAACATTTCAATATAACCTTCCAAGCATTTCAATAAATGAATTTATTAACGAACTCGAAGATCGTTTACTTATAAGATTCTGTTTAAATCCTTTTCAGAAATCATTAAAAATTGTAAAACGAACCGATATTATTTTTTCGACTAATAAGAAAGATATCAACGATAAGCTTGAAGGTGAAGTTCACCAGTCGCTTATTAACAAAGCAAATTTTGCTCTCCGCCAAGAATCGATTAACGAAGATAACTTTTTTTCTTCCTCGGATTTTCCTGATACATACGCGGAAGAAGAATTCATTGCAAATGAAAAAGAAGTAAAAATAAAATCCACTTCGGCAATCAATCATGAAGTTGATTATTCCGCAATTAAAACTGTAGAACTCGGTGGTACCGATTATTATTATTTTAGAAAGTTTAATTGTTTAAAAATTGGATATAGTATAAATAAAGATACATTAAATACTAAACCATTTGGGGATTTCCCATGGCGTTTAGTGTTTATAAAGAATGAGAACGAAACCAGTAGAAGAAGAATTAACTCAGTTACGGGAGAACAAATCGCGGTTCCTGCCGAACAATTAGTTGTTGGAACATACAAATTGGGCAAATCGCTAAAATGGGAAGATAGCGGAATCGGGATATACGATTTATTTTACAAGCCATACCTTCATTGGATAAATAACTTTGCAAAGCCAACCACTTTTAAGGCAAACTTTAAATCACACGATTTGGTTAATTTTGATTTTCTGCAGAAATACAATGGAGATAATATGGATTTTCTATTTGAAGAGATCCCGATCACAGCGTATAAACATAAACTCGAAGTTGGAAAACCAAAAGTTGTTACTACTTAAAAAGGGCTTGGAAAATCTTTCACCAGGCGTTCGCTAATATTCGGATTAAATTTTTTCAGATATTCATTTGTAACAGCAATATTTGAATGCCTGAATAAATCACGAATAATTTTCGCATCAAAACCACCTTGAATTAATTTATCTGCAGCTGTATCTTTCAAAGCATAGATTTTCACTTCGTCGGGAATGCCGAGTTTTTTAGCAATTACTCGAAACCTTCCGGCTATACGAGTTGGAGAAGTCTGTTTTAATCCAGGCTTTAATCCCGTCCCACATATATAATGTGTATCCGGATAATCAATTAAATAATTTTCGAGCAGTTTTCGAAAATCATCAACGATTGGAATAACACCAATCTTCTTATTTTTAGTTTGTGATCCGGAAATATAAATAAGTCCTTTTCGAAGATTTATATCCTGGACTTTTAAACGGCAAATCTCTGCAGGTCGCAATCCACAATAATATATATACAGACTAATTAAGTAAAAATGCTTGTCGTATTTTTTTACATAAGGAAAATACAAACCGAGCTCTTCATCCGTAAACGGTCGCTTGCTCGATTCTGTTTCCGGAAGTTTTTCAACCGCATGGAATGGATTAATTACCATATACTTCTTTTTTACCAGGAGATTAAAAAAGGTTCTGTAATCGAGCAGATAATTATTATATGTGCGGCCCTTAATATTTTTTTCCATGAGTAAATGATTCATGAAAGTAATGGCGAGATCTTCGGTAAACTCGAATATATATCCATTCAGTTTTCCGTTTTTCTCCAACCATTCAGTTAAAACCTTAAACCTTCCTTTATATGCAGTTTTTGAAGTCTTACGAATGTAAGTTGATTTGTATGTATTTACGAAGTTTAATGCCTCGGATATTTTAGTATACTTCTTTTTATTTTCGGAGTCATCAATAAACGGATTCCAACCCTGATCGAGCTTATTATTAATGTGATTTACCAATCGTTTAGCATACCGAACACGATTCGCCTTGGTTTTGATATTATTCAAGTAGATTCTTTTGCGCTCAAGCTTCTCTGAATCGGGGTTTTTAGCGTAAAAATACACATACTCCCGATCACCACTTTTCCCTATCTCGGCATACCTAAAATCAAGCATAGATCATGGTTTTAAAAGCGTTAAAAAAGAACATTTTCGTTTCCAAGTTGTGGCTCATCTGTGGCGCACGATTTTGGTTAAAAATTAGCAAACATTGGATATACCTATGTTTGCTTAATATTGGTAGCGAGAGGCGGACTCCACAATTAATATTTTTAAAAAGTGATCTCATTGTTTATCAATCTTTTATATTTTTCCAATTTGCTCAAAACGAACATCTTACGGCGCATAGCAGGCGCTTTGATGGCGCTACATTTTTAAGTCTACAAGCGAAAAATAGGGAGCGAGCACCACCCCGCTCCCACACCAAACACCACTGCGAACAACAGAAGTTGCCACAACGGAGTAAATCTATATGTTAAATAACACCTTTTGTGTCTCGATTATCGTTACTACATTTATTGTCCATTGCCGAATTATATGCAATTGTCAACCAACATTTGATTTTTGATTTATATCACAGTCTTTATGCCGATCCAACTCCTTTTTAAGAAGCTTATTTTCACTCTCTAAACTCCTGATATACTTATCTTTAATATCTTCGCCATAACTTGCGATTGGTTCAGAAACACTATTGAGTTCATTCTCCATGCCATTTTCACCAAACATTAACCATCTATGATTAAGTTCAGGGAAAACCTTAAACAATCCAATAAGAATTTCACTACTAGGCGAATGTTTCTCGTTTTCGATATTCGAAATTGTTTGACGAGCAACACCTAGTAAATCCGCAACATTTTGTTGCGACATTTTTCTATTTTTTCTAAACTCTATTAGACGTTTATTTATAGACACTTACGATTGTTTTTATAAATTAATGCAAACATTTATTACATTTTATGTCGCGTTTTCTTGCTTTTTATGTAATAATGTCTTTACTTTGACTATACATTCACATTACAAAGATATTACAAACACATTACAAAATCAATACTGAATTATGAGTACTAAAGTAACCAAACACCACATCGAAGCTATAAGAGAAAGACTTCCACACAGATATGTAGAAGAATTAACCCGAAAAGTAAACGAAAAAATAACCGATGGAAAAACGGTTAGTGAAGCCTTAGTAAGTGCTGTTATGAAAGGTCATAAAAATGACTATCATAATATTATTGATACTGCTCTAACATGGGCCAAAGAAATAGAAGAAAATTATTCCAAGATTTTGGAAGAAGCAAAAGCATAATCGAAGGGACACCACCCCGCACCAAACACCACTATTAATGCTGTCCGTAATAATGCGGACAGCATACACCACTAACTTTTAAATTATGACACCAAACACCGATCACCACAAAAAAGATCATGAATCCACAACGGGATTTCAAGATGCTAATGCTCCATCGGGTTTAACAGATCAAAACGCCGAAATTTTTTCTCATGAAGGAGATCTAAAAGCAACCTTTCAGGGGCAAACAAAACTATTTAACGAACTACCTAAAATAATACAAGCCTATTTCTCTAACTTATTCGATAAGGCTAATAAACTTAATCCCGAATGCATAAAAATGCTTAAGGATCATTTCCAATGTAAGTCTTACGAAGATCAAGTAAAACAATTTGTATTGTGTAATTATGGCGGTTTTGATAACAAACCCGATTATCATGAAAAGGGAGATCCACAAAAGGAATATTGGAATTGTGGATTGCGAGGCAAATGTAAAGCCGAATTGTGCGTTTGCCGACCCGATTGTATTGTAAATAACAATCTATCACTGCGAGAAGTTGATATAATAAAATGTATTGCTTCGGGCAAAACCGACCAGGAAACTGCCGATTATCTAAATATTACTCTCCACACGGCTCGGACTCACGAGCAAAATATCAGACGAAAACTTAATATTAATCACAGAACTGAAATTGCCATTTTTGGATTAACAAATCATATAACCTTTTAAATAACCGCGGCCTCGCCGCACACCAAACACCACGTATATGCAAAAAAAGATTTATTTAAGCTTGCCGATTACAGGACAAGAAGCACCAAGCAAAGAGATTGCCCAAAAGGCACAAATCTATTACGAGAAAGTGGGATTTATAGTAATAAATCCACACCAGGTAAAACAGGATATGTTTGAAATACTTGGAAGGATCCCGACCGAACCCGAAATAATGGGTGCTGATCTTATGGAACTTGGTCAGTGCGATGCTATGATACTATTTCCTCAATGGAAAAACTCCAAAGGTTGTAATCTAGAAATTCGATTTGCAAAAGATTACAATATACCTATTTATGAAGTTCATACCGATATTAAATTGGAGTTCTCTTCTACCCTCAAAAATGATGTAAACCAACGATCAAAAGACGATTGGATTACACGCTCTGTTCTCGATCACGAACCATGCGAAGCCATAATTTAATTAAAAACTAAACAGCCATGAAAAAAGGTCAATTAGCACTAATCCTAGTAATAATCCTTATGTACACCGCTTTTATTTACCGAACGGGAGTACAAAAAGGAATACGATTATCAGAAAATGCCGGGGAATTAGCTCTAGAAGCTGCGGCACAATCATATAAAAACTCACTGCCAAATGATACCATTAAACTTATCGACTACGGAACTGATAGAATTCAAGAAAGAACACCTAAGTATATACTGCCAGAAAACTCTAGAACAGAAGCCGCTTCTCCTTATACCGGAGAAACAAAACGAATATCTCAAACTCGAAAGAGAACTTACTAAGTTAAGCGACGATATAGAATTAATTGATTTAATAATAAAACAGAAAGAAAATGAGCAAAATAGAATGGACCAACGAAACACAAAACCCCTTCGTGGGTTGTACGAAAGTCTCTCAAGGATGCCAAAATTGTTACGCATTACCTATGGCAGTTCGAAACGCACACAACCACAAGTTACCCAACGAAGTTAGAGAAGCCTACCTTTCAGTTATAACAAAGGTCAACGATAAATGGCAATGGAATGGTAAAACTGCATTTATTGAATCTGCTCTTTACAAACCCCTCAGTTGGAGAAAACCGAGAATGGTATTTCTAGTTAGCATGGGAGATTTGTTTCATGAGAACAATTCATTCACAAATATTAATAAGGTATTTAATGCTATTGCTTTTAGTCCGCAACATACATTCCAAATTCTTACAAAGAGACCCGAACGAATGTTACAATACTTTACAGAAGATCACTATAATGAACAGGAATTAGTGTTACAAGAAATTGACGGCAAACCAATTGAATGGCCCCTCAAAAACCTTTGGCTAGGAGTTACAGCCGAGAACCAGGAACAAGCCGACAAACGCATCCCTATTTTATTACAAATTCCTGCAGCTGTAAAATTTGTTTCTATTGAACCGATGCTAGGGAATATTAAGCTTGATAAAGGATTTGATTATGGGGATGAAATAGCAATTAATTATTTAACAGGAGAATATTGGACATCGCCGAGAGATGAAGAAGGAGGAAAAGGACCAAAACTCGATTGGGTAATCTGCGGTGGTGAATCAGGATCCAAAGCACGACCAATGCATCCCGATTGGGTGCGCTCATTACGCGACCAGTGTAAAACTGCAAATACTCCTTTCTTCTTTAAACAATGGGGCGAGTGGGTTGATTCAATGCATATAGAGAGCCCATATTCAACGTTTGGTTGGGTAGATAAAAATGAACCTGCTCAAATTTTTGAATCAGGAGGTGAATTAAATAAAGAGTTAGTTTTTAAAGTCGGCAAAAAGAAAGCCGGCCACCTACTCGATGGAGAAGAGTATCATCAATTCCCAGTAGTCAATTAACAATAATCAATTAAAAATTACGAATGATGATAAAAGAAGAAGCTAGAAGAATAGCAAATGAAATTATGCAAGATGTTCACTTGTTAGGTATTGACTTACCAATAAATGATAAGTTAGAAGTGGGTAAACTAATTGCATTAAAGTTAAAAGAAAAAACTAACGATGCGGTTTACCAATATGTAATTAATGAGTTAAACGATCGAAAAAAAGCTTAATAATTATGTTACGCATCCTAAAACTCCCTCTCAATTTTCCACCATACCAGGTGATGGAAACAGGCGAAAAAACCGACGAGTTTCGAAAGCCTGGTGCGTGGATTGAATCCAGATTGTATAATAAAGATGGATCCAAACGGGAGTACGATTATATTGAATTTCGTAATGGATACGGACATAAACGCCCAGTATTTCTGTGTGAGTTTAAAGGATTCGAGAAACTTACAGATCCCGAAACACATAGCTACTCAAACGGATTAATTGTAAGAGCAGGTTCGGGCGATTACAAAATCTTTTGCGGAACGATTGTTCCCTGGACAAAAACTTTAAACCTGGAACTTGAAACTTTAAACTAATTATGAAGCCAAACACCACCAAAAAAGCCAAAAACCGCAAGGCAAAAGCTACAAGTAAAAAACCTTGTCATGCTGAGCCTGTCGAAGCATGCAACGCTATAAATCTAAGCGAGATTGAAAACATCGAACTAATGTTCACTTACAAAGGCAAGTTGTATGTGCTTATGCCAAAACCCGACTCTAAAAACGATGCACGAATATGCATGGAAACTGCTCTCCGATTAGCACTTGATAAACATTCAGCTACCGAAGTACTCGATGCCGATATCGAAGATCTGAAAAAAAATTTAAACGAAATCGCAAAAGAGCATTAATTATGGGAGCTCCAAAATTACCACTCCAACCCGACGAGATTAAGTTTTTAAGAGAAAACTTTTTTGTGTTGACCAACTCTCAACTTGCCGAGCATATCAATACGTTCAGAGCAAAGCATAATCAATATACTATTTCAGGATTACGAAATAAATGCATGCTATTAGGATTAACACGTGGCTTTCAGATTCGTTGGAGCAAAGCCGATGTAAAAAAACTTAAAGCCTGGTACACAATTATGGGCGATAAGCAAATATCTGAGTTGCTAAATATCTACAGCAAAACTTCTGCAGTGCGAGATGGTGTTAGAATTAAACGAGTATTCAAGAAAAAACATGTTGAGAAAAAAAGAAGTTTACTCGGATTAAATCGGACCGATGAGCAAATAAAAAGAATTGTTGCAGATAACCGACTGTGTGGCGATATGTATAAATACACAAAAAATAATAATCCCTGGATTCGCGGTTATCGTGAAATTGCCAACGAAGAAGATACTCGAATTTGGGGCGGTCGCAGATGGATTAAAATCAATGGCAAATTTATACCATACACCCGTTGGTTTTACAATAAGTTTATTGCTCCCGTTCCTGCAGATAGAAAAATATATCATATAGATTTGGATCCACTCAACGACGAAGCCGATAATCTCGAATTAAGACCTTTTACAAGGATATCCTTGCAGAACTACAAAAGAGCTCTCCCATTAATTGATATCCGATTGCGAAAAGAACAGCGTAAAGCTGAAAAAATTTGGAATAATGTAAGTCAAAGACAAGATCGCCTGGATATTATGAAGGAGATTGCCCGACTAACATCGATTAAAGAATATATCGAAAGTAAATTGACAGCTAAACCAAAGCAAGTAACAAAAAAGTTTTACGAACCAATGGA